CAACGTCCATGGCAATGTGGGTGACAAGATACAAGGCGATGCCATCAGGCTTTGGGTTGACTCCAAAAGAAATTCTCTGAAGTTCAATACCAAGGAGGGCATCTCTGGCAGACATGGAGCCAACCTAGTGAGCACAAACAAGCGCACGGTGAGCAAACTCAAATATTCATTCGACAATTATAAGAAACTTTTCAAACACTCGGCTATCGAGTCTAACATTAAAGGACATATAAAATGAACATAGATATTCTAGCATTGTGTGACTTTGCACAAGATAATGACGGCAAACTTACCATCGTGGGCACTTTTGACCACTATGTGGTAAGAAAAGCACCGCTGCCTAAGAGCAACCTCTTCATGGTAGCGAGAGTTAAGATGAACAGCGAGGAAAGCAAACTTCAGCAAGAGTTCTCGGCAGAGGTTACAGAGATGAGCACTGGCAAGATGATTCTTGGCCAGCCCATCAATTCCAAGATTGAGCCACACCCTTCAGATGAGTTTCTCTTCAGCAACTTCATCTTTGAGTTCTCCGACCTCCAGTTCCCTGCAGAGGGCAACTATCAGTTCTCTTTCAAAATTGGCAATGTGGAGAATTCAATCCCTTTAAAAGTTTATTTCCAAAAATAACTGTCAGCCTCGGGTGCGTGAGCATCCGGGGCTTTTTTTATCCCCATATCCCCCTAAAACATGCCATAGAGCATATAATTGTGTTAAAATATTGGCATCGTGCAAATTTTCTTCCCTTTTTCCTTTGCCGTCTCGTTTTTTCTTCTTACCTTTGCCAACGCTAACAAGATGATAGTAATCTATCCGGCAGGGCGACCGTTTCGCCTATGGCTTTTAGCCGCAGGCTTTTTTTATGCCTAGGAAATTCTTTTTTCTAACTGGGAAAATAATTTTTCCCAACTGGGAAAATAGATATGCCCAATACATGGCGGCTGCATGAACCGTAAGATTTGATTTGTCCTCTCGGATAAGCCATCATCTTGTAGACAACGGGGAATGCAGCCGCCACCCTTTTCTCACGAAATCAAGTTGGCTGCTAATGTCTACAAGATGATGCGATATGCAGAATTCTATTTTATTGAATGATGTGATGCAGGCCAAGCCTGCGGGCATCCACGTGAATGTGAACGAGGGAATGAAATCCCTCAAGTGTGCAATCAAGAGTGAGGCTAAGCGTCTCATGGCTACCAAGAGCGAGACCTTCAGCTTCCTCTGCGAGGAGAAGGTAACGTATGGCGAGGTGGCATTGACCATGGTGGGAATGCTTGCCCTGGTGATGCTTGTGTTTATAGGTGGTTATCTTTTCGGAGGGGAGGTGATGTAGCTATGGCAGATTTAGAGAAAGAACTAGCCGGCAGCCTTCTGGAGGAATACAGAAAGGTATATCCCGACACCACCGTTACCACGATGAACGTGCTCGACGAAGTGAAGATTAACGACAAGTGGGTGGTTGATGCTGCCCTGAAACTTGGCAAGATGACCCACACCATGCCCCTGTATATCGGGGTATCGAAGGAGAGCCGGGTTACCAACATCAAGGTATATAAGTCGGCAGAATTCCTGAAGAACGTGGAGAAGATGAAGGCAGGTACCAAGGTAAAGTACAGAGACCCGCGAACCCCATCGATTCACGTAGAGGGTGAAATCGTGAAGGAAGGTATCCACTATGAGGGTGGAGCCGCCTGCCTGTGGCTCTTCAGTGAGGAAGCCGGATTCACACCCGAAGACGATGTTTTCGCCGTATTCTGGCGCCCGGTGGAGGAAGACAAGAAATAACCGTCTTTTTCCGTTTAAAGAAAAGTGAGTAATTTTGCAGTATTAAAATTTAAATTTATAGGATTATGAAAGATCAGCAGATGAATAATATCGGTACACAGGAAGAAGTGAATAATGCCACACAATGGCAGGAAAATGCCCAGCAGGATGGCAATAATGTGCCATCGCCTGGCAATAATGAGAGTGTCGGGACGAACGACAAGCCGCTCACCACAGAGGGCTTCCAGACGCTGCTTGCAGCCAACACCTTCAAGCAGTCGAAGCTGAGAGCAGCCTACGCCACCGAGATTACCGACCTCCAGCAGGAGTACGATGATACCCTGGACAAAATACTGGAGAAGGAACACCAGGCGAACTTTGAGCTCCGCGAAGCCCGCGATGTGTACGAGAGAGCCAAGGAGGAACACGAACAGATCCTCAGAGATCTGAAGAGAGAGCGCAACGAGGCTGGGCAGAAGTACAACAAGGGCAAAGCAGAGGCCAAGAACCGTTGGACCGTAGATAACGAGGAGATTCAGAGCGAGCGCCACAACATCTTCGAGCGTTTCAGAAATTCGGGGGGGGTACTCTCGCAAGGGTCCGAAGGACTCCTGCACCCAGGTTGGGCCAGAGACAAGAAAGGAGGAATGAGCGATGAATGATGAATTAAAAGAACTCGTATTGAACGATAGCGTTCCGGCAAGTCTCGTCGGGGATTTTTGCCGTAAGATAAAAGCTTTAAAAGATAAGGCTGAAAAATTGAACTCGGCAATGAATAAGGCGCAATCCTTTAGCGAAAGCCTTGGTTTAACGGGACGAATGTTTCTGATTCAAGAAGAAAGAGCAAAAGCCGAAGAAGCCTTCATAAAGGAAGCCAGAAAGTATATAGAGAAAGGAGGTACGGGCGATGAGGAAAAGTAGAAACCGTAGAAGACGCATAGCCAAGCTGACTGCCAATGACATCATCAAGTGCCAGTTCTTTATTACTGAAGGCAGAAAAATAAATGCCCATAAGGTAGAACTTAGCTTTCTGAGAGACGACAATGTTGCCGCATCAGTCGCATTCTTCGATGATGCGCCACACAGGCAGACCGTAATCCGATGGTTTAATCATCGCTACTATACTCTTCAATACGGTGCTAAAGAGGCTAAGCCACTCAACATGACTTTGGCCAAGTGGAAATCTATAAGCAACAATTAGGCATGAACGAGAATAATTCAACCAATATGCGCATGACAGCAGATGTATGGAATGCGCTGTCAGATATGATGAACGTTGCACAGCTCGACAACTTCATCGAGAAACTCAACGAAATACAGGATAAGCTTGTATCAGATGAGGTAGTAACCAACAGCGTGGACGATTTCGGAGGTCCCGGCAAGGTGCTGCTCATGCTCAACACCTTCAAGCGCATGAGCAAGCTCTTTGAGACCATGAAAATCGCACTCGAGGCGAAAGGAGGTGCAGCATGACGGAAACAGAACTTTGGCGCATGGGAGTAGCCCTCCACGCCTACCTGGACGATTACAAGCCCTATGATCCGAACAAAGATGCTCCCGTGGAATACAAGACCTCGAAGGAGATTCAGACCGACATATCGGATATGGTAACGGCAAGCGTCAACGATATCACGGAATACATGCTGAACGAGGGCTACAAGATGGGCTATAGCGGCAAGCAGCTGGCCTGGATAATGCAGGACGATTCAGCGCCCTTCTAAATGATGACATTCATTTTTTTTTTCAATTAGAAATCATATAAACCTCAAAAGGTTCATAAGCTTAGGCTAAGCGTAGCCGATTATAACTTATACTAATAAGTGTGCTTCATTCAATGCCCGGTCGCCGTGAGGCGGCTGGGTATTTTTATTTTCTCCCCTAATGTCCTATCTTTGCATTGTTTTAATGAGACAGAGACATGATTACAGTTACCAACAAACCCATTTCGCCCATCTTCACCAGCGAACTCGACGCCTTCTCCTTCAAGATAAGCGGCGAGTATGCCGTCGTCACCATCACCTGTGGCGATGAAGAGGTGCTCAGTGAAAACTACTACCCCGTATCGGGTAAGGTGACCATACACGACCTGGGTACACTCGTATCCGACTACGTGCGCCAGACCGTGGTGGCCGACTGCACCATCAAAATCACCGAGCATACGGGCGACAGCGACACGGACAGCTGGACGGGCAAGTTTACTGCCCACTATGCCACCGTGGATATCAACATGAGCTGCGAGGCGTTCCTCGACACTTTCTTCCTCACCCTGCTCGATGGCTACAAGCTCACCCGTCTGGGACATCGGGAGTACCTGCATGCAGCAGGCACAGACAGCACCGTTCCCATCGTGGTAGCCCAGTATTTCGATGGCAGCCACACCGTGAACACCGCCACCTTCGGAGCGGAAGACGTGCCCATCCATACCGACAAGGGCGTAACCACCTTTGATGTATCGCCCGACAGGTTCTACGATGAGAGCAAGGGCAGTCTCTTTGCCTATACCGTGAGCGTGGGCAAGCGGGAGCAGGAGTTCAGGATAGACCACACCCAGGCAGTGGCAGACCCCGTGCTGCTCTTCACGAACTCGTTCGGCTGCCAGGAGATATTCTACTGCCTGGGCAAGAAGAAGATTGCCCCAACCTTCGAGCGCAAGCAGGCGGTGATTGAAGGCAAGAAAATCAACTATTCCGTAAGGGAGACCCGCACCTTCGAGGGCGACACCGGCATTATTCCGCCATCCATGGCCCACTTTGCCGAAGACCTGCTGCGAAGCGATGAAGTATATCTCTTCAGGGATTATGCCCAGGATAAGGAAATCACCTTTACCGACTCGAAAAGCGAACGGACCAACGAGGATGATGACCTGGCAGAGTTCACCTTCTCCTACCAGTATGCCCAGAGGATACAGAACGTCATCTTCAGAACCGTAAGTTCCACATCGGGAAGAATCTTTGATGATTCCTTCGATGATACATTCAACTAGAAGTTTCACCCTTATAATTTTGTCGCAGATATGCCGAAGGATACAACACCCAAAGCCATTCACATCAATGAACTGAGGCGTGCGCTGGATATTTCACGCATCGACCGCACGCCCGTGGACCTGGACTGCTGGAAGGGCAGCGACGGTTCCATCATCCAGTATCGGGGCTGGCTGGTGAAGAGCAGTTCCTGGCAGCAGGGAACCCACAACCTCTACAACCCCGTGAACCATCAGATACGCAAGGTGAGGGATATCTTCATCTTCAGATATAATGATCATCCTATTTATTTATAACAGATTATGGAAAAGAATAACAACGATATTGACATCACCTTCGCCACCATGGGCGCTGTGCTCGACTATCAGACCTCCTCCCCTACCAGCGGATTCGTGGAGTCGGGCAGCATCTTCGATGATGACGGCACTACCCCTCTCGTAGAGATAGAGATAGGCAAGAAGAGCTATACCTACATACCGTTCGGCGAAGACAACATGCTGCCCTACGAGCTTATCAGGCGAATAGGGGAGAGCAGCGTGATGGCACAGAACAAACTCTTCAACGTGCTCACCTGCTACGGCATGGGCTTCCAGTATAACGACGTGGAGACCAAGCTGCCCAGCAGGGACAAGGAGGTGAACCTGTTCAGGATGCACAATTCCATGAGCCGCTTCTTCCTGGAGCAGATTACCGACATGAAATACTTCTTCTTCTGTGTATCGGCCATCATCCTCAACAAGAAGGGCGACAAGATAGTGGGCATCCGCCACAAGGAGGCATGCTACTGCCGCTTTACCCAGAGCAAGAACGGACGTTCGGAATACGTGCTCTATGCCAACTGGAGAAACAGCGTAACGCCCGACAACGTAGAGGTTCTGCCGCTGCTCGACGAGCTGGACCCTCTGGGCGACCTCCAGAAGCGCATGGGGCTTGACGGGCAGAACGGCAAGGTGAGATCCCGGCAGAGCACCCAGCCTGCCTGCAAGGAGCGCGTCTTTGCCATCGTAACCCGCTTCCCTACCCCAGGCTGCCAGTACTATCCCGTGCCCTACTATTCCGCCATCTTCAGGGATAAATGGTACGACATCTCCCGACTCATCGCCATCGGCAAGATGGCAAAGCTGAAGAATCACGCCACCATTCCCTACCTGGTAGAGATCCACAACGACTACTGGCGCGGCATCTTCAAGGAAGAGCACATCACCGACCCCGAGAAGCAGAAGCTGCGCAAGCTTGCCGAGAAGGAGAAAATCCGCTCCTTCATATCGGGCATAGAGAACAGCGGCAAGCTTTGGATAGCGGGCTACTACACCACGCCCGACGGCAAGGAGGTGAAGATGGTACGCATCACCCGCATCGACACATCGAAGGATGGAGGCGACTACAGCGACGACATTGCCGAGAGCAACAACATGCAGTGTTATGCCGACAACATCCACCCTAACCTGGTGGGAGCCACGCCCGGCAAAAGCCAGACCAACAATTCGGGTTCCGACAAGCGTGAACTCTTCACGCTGAAGCAGAGCATAGAGAAGGCATTCCACGACCTGATGGAGACCGTTCACTGGGTGGTGATCTACTTCAACCACTGGGAAGAGAAGGTTTATCCAGACGTTCCGCTCATCATGCTCACCACGCTCGATGAGAATAAGGATGCCAAGAAAGTGTCTAACAATCCAAATTCAAAGACAGATGATCAAGATTAGCATTGAACAGTTTGAGCAGCTCCTTCCTTTCGTGGGGGCTGCCACCGAAGATGTCTTCAGGAACATGGAGCCATCATTCAGCATTCCATACAGCGAACTGGTGGAACAGGTGATAGGTAATGAATATGTGGAGGAAGCCACGCAGGAAGGCACGGAACTGATGACCGCCATCCGCAGCTACGTGATACGTGCCACCTTCCTGAGCCGTCTGCACTCGCACGACCTCATCATGACAGACAACGGCTTCGGCGTGGTATCCAACGAGAACATCGCTCCGGCTTCGCAGGCGAGAGTGGAAGCCATGAAGGCAGAACTCACCTACCAACGCGACTACAACAAGCATCAGGTAGTCTTCCTGATGCGCAAGTTTGACGGCTGGAGCGAGACGGAACAGGCAGAGATGAACATCCACTCGCTGGTATGGTCGCCTGCCATCCTCTCGGGCTGGTGCGGCGTAAGCGGGCAGCTCACCTACGACGACCTGGCGAAGTACAAGAAATCCATCGATGTCACCGAGGCATTCCTGCGCAAGCAGTTGGGCGATGCCCTTATCGATGAAATCATCGCCGAGGAGCGAAAAGGCCATTTTGCCCCATCTCATCGTGCTGCAAAGGTAAAAATGCTCGCTTTCATCGGTGAACACCTCACCGTAAAGGGCGAATCCATCGACAAGGAACGCTGCACCCTGCTCTTCGAGAATCTGCTTCGGTTCATCGAGGAACACATCGGGGATTTCCAGAAATACGCGGTTTCATCGGCCTACAAGGCCAATCACATGGAAAGTTATGAAAACAAAGCTGACGACACAACCTTCTTCTTTGCTGGCTGACGGCACGCTGGTGCTGCATGCCCCGCACTCCTGGAGTGAGCTGACACAGGACCAGCTGCGCTACGTGCTCTACCTGCTTACGCAGGGCTGGGACGAATGGCAGGTGAAAACCTACCTGTTCTGCAGGTTTGCGGGCGTGAAGGTGCTCAACGAGAAGAAAGACGGCTGGCTCTGCGAGGTGAAGACCGAAGAAGGCAAGAAGCTGCGGTTTTTCCTTGAGCTATGGCAGGTGAGGGAGTTCTGCGAGGAATTCAATTTCATCTTCGATGGCAAGGGAGCAGACAACAGGCTCGACTTTATAGGTCGTTTCAAGGCTGCGGACGTGGAACTGCACGATGTACCGTTCTACAACTACATCGTCTGCGACAACTACTACCAGAACTTCCTGCTGAGCGACCAGTCGGACGATACGCCAATCCGCGAGATAGCTGCCATCCTCTACCTGAAGGAGGATGGCAGCGAAGCAGGGCAGATAGACTGCTCGGCACCCGAGGTGATGGGCGTTTTTCTCTGGTTTATGTGGATAAAGTACAACTTTTCCACACATTTCCCTCATCTCTTCAAGCCAGCCGGTAATGACGGCGGGTATGATGCCACCGAAGCCATGAACGCCCAGATAAGGGCGCTGACGGGTGGAGACATCACCAAGGAAGAGATAATCAAGAAGGCTGACGTGTGGCGGGCACTCACCGAACTGGATGCCAAGGCACGTGAAGCTGAAGAACTGAACAAAAGACTGAAGAAATCATGATCAAGACAGAAATCAACACCTCATCGGTACAGGTGGGCTTCGATGCTTTTTCCTACTTCAGAGACCTGACGAAGAAGAATAAGCTTACCCAGGAACTGGGATTCCTGGCCACTACCTGCTCCAGCCCCATGGCCTTTGAGGGCATGCTGGCGAATATGCAGAAGAGCAGGAACTTCATAGTGATAGACGATACCAACGACGGCAACGTGGCGGTGAACGGAGACGGAAGTTTCCGCAAGATGGTAACCTATACGGTGTGGATCCTGATGCGCTACAGGCTCAACGACATGAACGACCGCCAGGAGAAGCTCAACACCTGCCGCAAGATATTCCGCCAGTTTCTGAGCCGCATCCTCATAGACAAGATGAAATGGGAAAGCGATTTCACCTATCTGCTGAGCGACCAGGTGGATAATCGTGAGATAGGCGCATATTTTATTAACGGGCTTACGGGCGTGGAGTTCCACATCGACGTGAGTGAGCCGCTAGATCTGGTATATAACAATGAAGAATGGAACGAATAACATCAAGGCTCCCGTCACCCAGGAAGACATCCACGCCTATGAACGTGGATGGGCTGAAGAGATGGTGAACATCTGGAAGGAGAAGATCATACACTACCGCATCCGCCATACGGGTGCCCTATATAACAGTGTGCAGGCTACATCGTTTGGCGGATCATCAAGAATCATCGCCCACAAGTTCCTGCTCTACGGACTGTATCAGGAGACGGGAACGGGCAACGGTTATTACCATGGCAACCCCGGCGACCTCTACTTCCTGGATAAGGAATATCGTGCGAAGCATCATCTGGGCGAACCTAGACAGCGCCGTCCATGGTTCAACCGAAAATACTATATTTCCATCATGAAGCTCAACGATATGGAGGGCTATTTCTACGGTACGGAGTATCAGGGATTGATGGCAGACCTGTTCAAGCAGATGTTCGGCAAGATATAGTGTATTTTTGTTTCAGGAATCTTATTTGTATTTTTGCTTCAAAATTGAAATAGAATCATGCAAAACGAAAATACCATACAGGAACTGACCAGGATGCTCACCGCCATACGTGATGAGCGTACCAAGGGTGCCAACACGGCATGGCGTGTGGGAAGCGCCCTGCTTGCCCTGCTCGAATACGCCAAGCAGGACAACGGAACCTACCTGTCCAGGGAGCATGATGATGCCGCTGCCGGTGTCATCACTTTCCTGAAAGGAATCGTCTCTGAATCAACGGCTAAGATGAAGGGAGGTACACAGTTTGGTAGTTTTACCTCTGGCATCATGGGTGGCACGGGTGCGCAGATTGACGATAAGGGTAATGCTGAGGTGGAATCGATTACTGTGCGAAGCTCTGTTATCGCCAAGGAGCTTATCGTAAACCGCCAGACGGCAATGGAAAGCAACTTTGTGTTCACGGAGAGTGGACTGATTGAGAGTGTGAGTGAGATTCCCGCAACATCTGAAGGCAGCAATACCACCTATTTATTGGGGCTTCAAAAACGATGGGAAGGTGACTTTACGGCGTTCAGGGAGAACGATGTGATTTTAGCATCGGTCAATAGACTATCAGGAAATGGGGGGCATTATGATATGTGGCTGAGAGTTCTTTCGGTGAACACCGTTGCAAACACCATTACTGTGGTCTGTTATCCCGATAGCGAGGTTCCTTCTGGCGCGAATCATCCTCCTTGCGAGCTTGCCCGGTTAATCCGCTGGGGCAACGCCGTGGACGAAGACAGGCAGAGCTGCTGGTATATCTCATCATCTGAAGGTTTGCTTGTCTGGCTCGACCATGTAACCAAACCTATCATTGACAAGACGAATTATTCAGTAGCTATCGGTAAGCTTCCGGATACCCTGTCGTTTATCTTTGCAGATTACCCTCTGGCCGACAAGCGTGACGGAGCGTTCTATGCCAAGTATCTGGCGGTGCAAAATATCCTCAGGACGGACTACCAGGGTAACGTGAAGCAGGACGTTGTTGACAGAGGAAAATGGTCGCTTGAAGTAGCCAGAGGAGACAAGCCATACCGATGCACCGCTACAGAAGTACATGACGTTTGGCGCTACGGGTGCAGGTGGAGATGCCTTGTAGATAAAACGGCTGTTGAACCCAAATACGCAAGCACCGGCTGGGCGTTCGTTGAGGGTAATCCGGAATTCGCAATCAATGTCGTATCTTCAGATGGCTGGAGATTCTCCAAGAATTATGTTTTTAGCCGGAGAAACGACCTTGGCGAACTCACGGCCTTCACTACTCTATCCGTGGTCGGAAAGCTATACAACAACGATGTAACAGAACATCTTTTCAACGTTGCATGGACCAGGGATACAGGAGATGCAGAGAAAGATAACCAGTGGGCACAGCAGGTGGCACAGAGAAAAGACCAACTCACTCTACCGCTCAAAGGAAGCGATCTGGGAGAAAAGTGGTCGTACGATAATCCTTGCGTCTTCAAGTGTACCGCTGAAATTAAAGATGGCGAGACTTACTCGTCTGAAATTGAGATTGAATTTTAAAATTATAAATTATGGTTTTAGCAAGAAGTAACAGAAAGAAAATGGAGAAGGCTCCTGTCATCTACTCGACTATGTGTAATATCGAGGTAATGGCAGACGGCTACGTTCCGAACACGCAGAACTACGATGCGATTGATGACATTTTCTATCCGGACTACAACGATGGGCCACTTAACCTGTTTCCTCGTTGTACGCTGATTAACCCAGACTCTCCGATAGCAGCCGTGACGTGTAATAGCAAGCTGCTCTCGTTCGAATGGTTCGAGGTGACACAGAGCGGCCAGACGCCTATCTACAGTCAGGGAGTAACTATGCCAGACGGATACGATGTTGTTACATCAGGAGATTATGCAGGTCAGCTCGTTGTCAAGAAAAACGGCAAGGTCGGCATTCCTAGAGCGATGCGATTCGTAGGAATCTATGTGGAAGATGGTCACACATACAAGTTTGACAAGAGTATTCCGCTTATCACCAACGACGTTTCCCTTGCAAGCATTGAGCTGATGATAGATGCCGATAAGGCGACAATCTACAATCCACTCCGAATGGGCGAGCAGCAGACCATCAACGCAAAGATTATGAAGGGAACCGAGGATATCACTAATAGCGATAAATGTAAACTGCTCTGGTTCCGCAGAAATTCGAATGGTACGGAAACCCCGCTTACCGGCAACGTAGATTTCGATAACATCGATATCGTTTCTGCTGTCAAGACCGCAAATGGAAGCATCACATCGCTCACCGTCAACCGCGAGCTTATCGGAGACGGGCAGACGTACGTGGTTTACGCTCTCTATCGTGCCAGCAAGAAGTTTCCAACTGCGCCTGCCGAGTATGATCCTCGGGCGTACACGACTATTAAGCGTCAGTTCCCTGAGCTTACGTGCGATATGCGAGGAGATGGACTCCGCTCTAGCACGGATGCAGCATGCGTGAAGGCTATTGTTAGTGACGGGCAGGGCGTTGTCGAAAATTGGAACCGCTATCTCTACGCTTCCTGGAAGGTATCTGATGGTACGAAAGAGGAAGAGAAAATGCGAGGCGAAGAAGTGATGATGCCAATGGAGTATGGAAAAACTTTCTTCTGCGATATAGAAGACAGAGGAACCAATAAGGTACTGGTTTCTGATACCGGCGAATGGCTTACTGATGCCGATGGAAACGTTATCGTAACAAGAGATTACGAAGGCGACTGAGCGATTGTTTAATATATTAAATATACGATTATGCCATATTACGTAAAAGTAACAAAAAAGGTAAGAGAAGCAATTCTGCCAGCTTACCTTGTAGTGCAGAAAACATTTGACGGGAATTATCTTCTGTTCCAGTCTGCACTCGAAAAAGTAGAAGGCAATACGCTTTCTGAGAGATGTAAGAGAATTGGTGGCGCCCTGCTCACTCCATTGGAGGCTAAGGCCGAGATTAAAGGAACAAGTTGCCTTCCTTGCCATACGCCTAAGGAATATGGTGGTGAGGATACTGAAGAGAATACGGCACCAGGCATTGATACCGGTATCGGTGCAGGAAGCGAAAGTACGAATACCGGCACTGAGGAGCCTGACACCGCAAAGGATGCAGAAATAGTAACAAATAAAGAAAGCGAGGTAACAGATGAGTAAAAGTAGTGCAACCTTTAGAATTATCAGTATATCAAATGGTAAGTCATACTACCCTTTATTGCTGTGCGACCAGGGTGATATTAACCAGTATTACAATGACGCTGGTGATGTCGTACCTGTATTTAACGAGAATAACTCTCCGTTATTGATGTTCCTTCTGTATGATTCCGAGAACAGCGCAAAGTCTGTTGTGATTAAGGATGAAAATATCATCTGGTACGTTAACGGCAAGCAGCTTTCATTCTCGGGCGGAAAATCAACAACGACATTTGGTGTTAACAACGAGACAGGACATTTCGTAAAGATGTCGAAAGAGATTGACGGCGTGGCCGTTCAGTGCTTAAAGGTTGTCAAAAACCTGATTAACATTAACGGCAAAAGTTCGTTCTCCATCACGGCAGTGGCCACTGTTCCGGTTGATAATACAAGCTTCGGTGCGACAGGAATCTTCCCGGTAACAATCGGTTATGGCGATGTATCCTCCAAGAAGGTGAGAATCCAGTCTCCTGCAACATACAAGGGAACTCCTTTTGTCATCTCCGTGAAAGACGGAAGCTGCCAGCTCGAAGCCGTTGTCGTTACAAGTAGCGGAACAACAAAGGACGGGTTCACGTTTAAGTGGTCCCAGCAGAAAGATGGCGCCTGGGTGGTTCTCGAAGGTAAAACGGACTCCATCCTTGATGTATCAGAGGGAATGGTTAACGGAGCAGCGCTGTTCATGTGTGAGGTGTCAAACGCCAATGGCGTATATGGTACAGATATTCAGAGCGTGACCGATGTTTCGGACCCATGGCAAGTTTACCCTAACCCGGTGGACGACAACGGAAAGCCGGCATCTCTTATCAGCTATAAGGGAAGCGGTGTGGCATTCAGATTTAAGCCATACGTGAAACATGCCGGTTCAGATACCAAGCTTGATGCTGCAAGATGCAAGTTCAGCATGGGATTGTTTGATTCCGTAGGCACGAAGCTAAACAAAAAGGGTTCCTCGGCAAACCCTCCATTCCTCGACTCAGACGAGAAGACGGAGTTTGTAATACCGGAGAAGTTCATTACCGCGAATAACGGAATCGATGGAGAGATAATCTGTGTTATCACGGATTTGACAACGTAAAAACAAAAATTATGACTATAGTACGCAAGGCATTTCATATAGCAAGCGTTTCGAACGGCGAGGATGCGGTCTCTTACGAGATCGTACCCTCAACCAGTTCCTTGCTAATAGGTGCCAATGGTAACTGGGTGGATGGCACAACAATGGTACCAGGTTCAGGTTTCGCCAAGGTGACTTGCTCGGTATATAAGGTGGTAGGTACTAAGCGAGAGCTGTGTACCGAGGAGTTGTACTATACGGCAAGCAGTGCTTACATCAAAGGCTTTAGGTTCAATAATGGTATTTTCTACCTTTTAATTCCCCGTACCGCCACCGTGGTAGATGCTTCAGTCTTCGTCTATGATGCAGCCACAGCGAAGCCTATCGGTGATCCGCTCGCCATGATCAGCATCCCCGTGATTCGCAACGGAACCAACGGCGACGACGGCGCTTCGCTCACCTGTCAGTATTCCAGCAATGGAACGGGCAACTGGCATGATGATTTCCAGCAGGGCACGGATTTCTGGATGCGTCAGAAGCTCTCCACCGATGCTGACTGGAGTGCTCCGATGCGTATTATTGGCGAGCAGGGCGTGAAAGGCAAGGACGGAAGTTATACAGAATTTAGTTACGGTATCAGCAGCAAGGATGCTACGGACAGTCCTACCACCTCGCCTACTGATGTGAGTGAGTGGTTCGATGGTCCGCAGAAGACCACCGCCAAGAAGCCTTACCTCTGGATGACTATCTGCAAGTTTTCGAGTGATGGCAAGGCAGGTACGAGATACTACACAAGAATCAATGGTAAGGATGGTACAAATGGCACATCCATCTCCATCAAGGGTAAGCTAGACAATTCCGGCCGACTTCCTACATCGGGTGCAACCCTGGGCGCCTGCTATCTGATAGCAGGCGAGCTCTGGGTGTATGTGGGCGGACAGGAAGGCGAGAGCACGGACGACATGAAGTATGGTTTCGTAAATTGTGGCAGTATAAAGGGCGACCCTGGCGACCCGGCTACCCAGTACTTTTATCATGTGGCGTGGGCGAACAGCATCACCAAGCAGGAAGACGGAACCATCGTGGCAGAGGGTTTTACTACCTCCAATCCCGCAGGTGCAGCCTACGCCTATATGGGTGTATGCTACACCACCGATGGTAAAACCGACCCTAGTACGCCATCAACATACAAATGGGTAAAGGTAGAAGGCAAGCCAGCTATTACGTGCGAAGTTCGCCTTGATACTAATACCGTAACACTGAATGAGAAGACGGGTAAGTTTGTAACCGAGAAGTTGGGCAAATTCCGCTACATCAAGCATGTAGGTGGAGAAGAAGAAGAAATAAATTCAGTGTATCTGCTATCCAATAACCTGGCGGTATTCATCAAGAATGGCGTGGTAAAGGGTAGTCTTATGGCCAGCGGTGAATCGGATATTATGAAGTTTATTGCCAGCAGCAAGATTGCTCTGACAGACATTGATATGGTCCGCTTTTTCTGGTATGACAAGATGCTGTTGAATCTTAACAACGACCCGAATGCCACCATCCTGAAGAGAATCAGGGATGCGCAGGGTATTCCTCCTGAAGATACGGGCATCAAAATCCTGGCGAGCAACACCTTCACCGTATTGCGCCAGCCTATAGACGGCGAGCGTGGTAGCGCAGGCGCAATCTGGAGACAGCACAAGGGTTTCGTTGATTCATCAGAGACGGAACCATACGAGTATATGGCTGGCGGAAATGACGAGAAATTCATCGATGTGGTACTGATAGGCAAGATTCGGTATCGATGCATTCTGAAATACGAGTCAACAGGCAGGACGGATACGAGGAATGTTCCAGGTTCTTCCGAGTTCGGCAAGTACTGGTCTGCGGCTGACATGAGTATGGAATTCATTGCAACCGATTTCCTTCTCGCCGAGAACGCAAAGATCAACCTCTTCGGGTCAAACGAAATCAACCTATACAGTTCGAATGAGGATGGAAGAATATTCGGTTCCTTCAGGGTTCCGAATGGAAACGGGGATGGTTCAGCCTATGCATTGTGGCTTGGCGCAGAGACAGGCAGCGAGGCCCCGTTCTCGGTAACGAACAGAGGATATCTGAAGGCTACCGATGCTGAAATTTCCGGAACCATCATGGCGAAAGGTGGAAGTATAGGCGGATTCAAGATTAACGAGGACGCTCTTGGCTCTAATAATGGATACAATATGTATCTCACGAACAACTTCATTCATTTCGGAAACTGGGGAGCTTTCTTTCACAACGCAGGATATAGTATCAATCTCGGATACCAGAATCGACATGGTGTGGAAGTTAGTTCTTTTTCTAGTGACACGAACGATATTAATGTGGGAGGATACTTCTGTGTTACAGCTAACTCGGAAAAAGATAAAGGCGGATATTGTGCCGCACTGGAATTGGCTAGCATGTGGGCAACTGGAGCAGGTGATATTGATATGACTGATGCCGAAAAGGGCAATCATGCAATACTTATACGGAATGGGGACGTTGCTGGCTTGAGGCCATCTTTTGTCCGTATCAACAAGAGTAAAGGTCTCTCCTGCTACAACTACAACATCGAGTGCTATAATGCAAACGATATAACCCTCACCTTGCCAGACACAGAAGGCGCATGGGGACAGCATCTTGTCGTGATTCAGCGTGGAGGCGGAAAGGTAATTTTTACCTCGACAAATAATATTCATGACCTCAATGCCAACAAGGACTCGAAAACTTGGTTCTCGGGAACCAGAGGCCAGGTAAGTTATTTCTGGTTTAACGGTACTGAGTGGCTGGTTAGGTATATAAACAAATAAATGGATAGATATGAAATACAATTTAGACAACGTAGAGGTTTATACCTCAATCGACAAGTCATCTTGTCAAGTAGTGAACCTCCGCAAGGACATCGCAAACCTTGTGTATAACCGCGGAAACGGCTTAGGTCTCGAAGGCACTGCCCTTGCAACCAAGATGTGGAACGGTAATTCTAAGACGGAGTACAACGAGAGAGAGACGGAAATCATCCGCAAACTGGTGGTTCAGAATTGTGCTCCATGCGTAATTGATGCGGTTATCGCAATCATCGGAAACGGAGAAGAGAATAAGTAATTTTGAGTAGTAATTTTTAAAAAGTAATAATTATGGGAATTCAGACAAAGAAAATGAGCGAGTGGCTCGCTTCTAATGGTCAGGCTGTCACTAACGCAAGTAAGAACACAATGATTGAGGCTGTTAAGGCGAACTCATTGCAGATGTACGACGGCATATTCGTCATGTATCATCGTAATAGTGACGGCTATCCTTTAGCAGCTAGAGTAAGTGACTGGCCATCGCTCCAGTCAGGCGGTCAGATTGCTGACGGCGTATTGCTCGTAGAGGGCGGTAAGCATGTTGTTATTGCTCCAACCGAGGCAAGTACAGGACTTCCTTGGAGTTCTAAGCCAACCAAGGTGACAGGCTCTGACGGATCCGTATCTAGCAAGGGTGATGGCGTGAATATCAGCGGCGCAACCACTACAGGTGATAGATTGACCGCGTTTGCGGATTTCACCGGCAAGACCAATACCGATGCTATCATCAAGGCAAGTTCGACAACAAACATTACAAACACCGAGGCGTATGCTCCTGGATTCTGTAACAAGTATTCTCGTGCAAACGCAAACGGTAAGGGTTTGCTTGCAGGCAAATGGTGGTTGCCATCACTCGGTGAGCTGGCTATGATTTGGGCTAACTTTGACAAGATTAACTACGCCCTGTCAAAGATTAACGGAGCAACCCGGTTGCAGAAGACATGGTACTGGTCTAGCACCCAGGGCTCGGCTGATACCGCTTGGTCCTTGAATCTGAGCGACGGCTTCATGAACTACGGCTATAAGTTCGGTCAGTCCAGAGTTCGTCCGGTTTCAGCATTTTTACAGTAGTTAGTAGTTAGTTCTTTAATTCTCCCACGCCCTTAAAGGCGTGGGGTAACAAGTTATTTGAGAGAAAGGTATTTATAATGGCAAAGATTGCTAGTGAGACGAGAATTTACAGAGAGGCAAAGAAGTTTCTGAATGAGGTGATTTATGTGATTAAGGATTTTCCCAAGGAGCAGCGATATGTTGTAGGAGACAGAATCGAGCGTACAGCGATTGATTCCCTGCATATTATAGCAAGGGTCTATATGGGTAAAGATTTGAAGACAAAAATCGCTGATATGACAGAGCTGCAATCTAACCTGGAATTGTTGAATACCTTGATTGAGATAGCTGGAGAGCATCATTGGATAAAAGGCAGGAGCAAGTTTGCCAACTTGCTCCTGTTGATGGATAGCATTGGACGGCAGAGTACAGCATGGAAGGGTTCACTTGTTGCAGCCCTCGAAAAGGCAGAGAGTGAACGTAGTCAGAGCTAGGGAGGTACGTCCAAACTAGGAGAACAGTCTTCCTAAATAAATGGGCCACAACCATCATTTATGGTAAAGAATAAGATATGTGGCGTCAACCCAGAACTCGGCTGATAACGCTTGGAACTTGAATCTGAGCGACGGCAACATGAACAACAACTATAAGTTCAATCAGAACAGAGTTCGTCCGGTTTCAGCACTAATCAAGAAGACGCATTCCAAAAAGGTTATAAAAAAAGGAAAAGATAGAAATGGTAGATTTCGAAACGATGCTAGAAGCATATCTAGACTGCCGCAAACGAAAGCGGAGCACTGTCGGCGCTACGGAGTTCGAGCTGAATTATGTTCGCAACTTAGTCGAACTGACAAACGAAGTTAACTCACGTCAATATAGAATCGGAAAATCTATCTGCTTTGTCGTCCGCTATCCTCGCTACCGGGAAGTGTTTGCAGGTGATTTCAGGGATAGAATCATCCATCATTACATCGCATTGAGACTGGAACCGCTGTTTGAACAGGTTTTCTGTGACAGAACGTACAACTGTCGCAAAGGTAAGGGGCAGCTTGCTGGCGTGACCCAGCTTGCCGAGGATATCCGCGAAGAGAGTGAGAATTACACGCAGGATGCCTGCGTCATGAAGCTGGATCTGAAGGGATTTTTCATGAGCATCATCAAGTCAGAACTAGCGAAGATGATAGATGGTTTTATCGTCGAACACTATGAAGGAGATGACAAGGAAGACCTCAGGTGGCTCTGTAATCTCGTTATCATGCACCGGCCTGAGCTTCACTGCGAAAGAGGAAGTCCTCTGTGGATGTGGAACTTTATTCCGAAAGAGAAATCGTTGTTTACAAACGGCGATGATAGGGGAATCGCCATTGGTAATCTCTTTGCTCAGCTGTTTGCCAACTTCCTGCTGAATGTGATTGACTGGAAGATTGATGCGGTATGCGTAAGACATGACAGATATGTGGATGACATATCTTTCGTAAGCAAGGATAAAGCGAAGCTGCTGGCCATCATTCCTATGCTGAGAGAAGAACTAGGTAAACTCGGATTGAGACTTAACGAGAAGAAGACGTACATTCAGCATTACTCCAAGGGTATCAAGTTTACCGGAGCCATCATCAAGCCTGGCAGAATCTATGTAGCCAACCATACGGTCAATAGTTTTGCGCTGGCGGTTGGAAGACTAGGCAAAGCCGCCGAATCAGGAATGATAGATGATATCAGAAAGGAAATCGCATCAGTCAACTCCTACCTTGGTATCATGACGCATTATAACGAATATGCGACTAAGAGAAGGATTATGGAGAAGTTGCCACCGAAGTTCTACGAATACTGCTACATAGAAGGTCACTTCGAGGTAGTGAAACTGAAATACAAATACACGGAAAAGGCGATATACATGAATCTCGCCAAAAACATAATGAACAAAAGATATGAAGAAAAGAATACTGAAGGACCTTCCTACCGAGAAGGAGATAAGCTCGCTTCTTGACAAAGGAGCAGAAGTCGAAATCTATATGAAAGACGGAAGAATCAACATGGAAATAGGAGAGTCGCCATAGCGCCAGAACCGGCGTTACACCATACTCTTTTACCGTATTTTTATAGACAGTATATAAATTATATCTTTGCACAAGAATATAAAAAGAATACAATTATGCAGAAGAATACAAAAGAATGGATTCAGTACGGATCAGCGGTAGCTGTGCTCCTTCTCGCCATCATACTGGTATATATCAGTTACTTCACGTCACAATCTCGTGACGTGACAGACAACGTACTCTGGTACTTCGCACAGTCACTCATGTATGCTGGGTCCATCTTCGGCGTAGCCATCGCCATCGATGCGAAATTTGCAAACTTTAAAGATAAATTTTTAAATCACAATAAAAATGAGACAGATTAAACGTATTTTCGTCCACTGCACAGCAGGTTCGCAGCAGCAGACCATCGACGACCTCAAGGCTGAGTTTCGCCGTAAGGGATGGAGTAATCCCGGTTATCACTATGTAGTCACACCTAATGGAGGTACTCATCAGCTTCTCGCTATCGAGGAGGTAAGCAATGGGGTGCAAGGCTACAACTCGACCGCCATCAATGTGGCTTACATGGGTGGCATCGATAAGGATGGCAAAGCGGTAGATAACCGCACACCAGAGCAGAAAGACGCCCTTACCCTACTGCTTCACAAACTCAAGCAGCAGTTTCCTGATGCAAAGATCATGGGGCATCGTGACATCTGGGGCGCAGACAAATCGAAGTGGAAGAAGATGTGCCCTTGTTTCAACGCTATCGAGGAATATAAAGATATCGCATCATGATGAAGAATCCAAAAACTACCATACGAATCCTGGCAGCCATGTTCGTTGTAACCATGGTTGCCTTCATACGTTCTGCATACCAGAACGGCAAATTACAGGAAGACCTCAGCAGGCAGACGGAAAACATGGGAAGTCTTACCTATGATATCCAGTACGGGAACCTGGACGATTCCCTTTCCGTGGCCAGGAACACGGCCCTCCAGGCGAAGTGTGATGAACTGAAACAGCTGCATCTGGCAGACACTAAGCTAATCAAGGAACTCAAGGTGAAGCTCAAGGACGTGAAATCTATTCATACCACATCATCCTCTACGGCTGATACCGTACGAATAGAACCCGTGCCAAACACGGCGGATTCCGTCTTCTCGTATCAGGATAAATGGTTATCCCTTCACATAGATGTTCCTGCCAGATTATGTCAATATACCTCTAGAGACAGCCTTACCACCATCGTGAGCAGAACCTACAAGCATAAGTTCCTGTGGTGGAGATGGGGAACAAAAGGATACCAGGTTCAAATCGTCAACTTCAACCCGCACTCCAGGATAAACTATTCGAGATACGTGGAAGTAGTTAAATAATAAGGGTTAAAGCAAAGATTTAACACAAAAAACTTGCATATTTCAAAGATTATTATTATATTTGCAACAAAGATAATAACAAACTTTAGAATTATGATTACGACATGGTCTATCTTTATCGGCTGGCTTTTAATTGTCATTACAGTTGCCTGCACCTCACGCAAAAGCAACGGTAATCGTAGTCGCACGTACTTAAATAGAGAAACAAGCGAACTACCAAAACTTACCATAGAGGATATGTATAGCCCTAACAATAAATTGTCTTCATTCTTCAAAATGGGCAATTCATATTCTATTCTGGTATCAAATCACATTATCGACAAGGAAGAAATCGTGGTTGCCGACAATACCATCAATTTAAGAAACAAAGTTGGTAGGGTTCTCAGAAGTTATGCAGCCCTAGAGAAAGAGAAGAACAAAGATATATTAATTCCTTGATATTTACAGCCCTCGAATGCTTCCACGTTCGAGGGCTTTTTATGGTATTTTTATAGTTCTCTTGCCATTCTTATCTTTGCGCAGAATTATAAAAAATATCATTTATGGCAAACAATACGCAAACGTTCATTGGTCGCGTTTTGCTTGACGACAAACAAGCAAAGCAGACTATTGCACTGCTCGAAAAACAACTGGAGCAGGTTAAGCAGAAAAAGATTGATGCCTTCAAGAAAGGAGAAGATACTGCGGCTTTTGATAAGGAGATAAAACGAATAAATGCTTCACTCAATACATTAAGAACGAGTCAGGAACGAGTGAATAGAACACTCGGTAATCTTTCCTCTGCATCATACAAAGAATTATCTGTCACAATGAAGGCTGTTCAAAAGCAGTTACGTTCGGGAGCAGTTGAAAGAAATTCCGAGGAATGGAAAAGACTTCAGCAGAAACTTAAAGAAGTTAAGCTGGAAATGGCTGCCATCAACAATGAGTCAAAAGAATCCGTCGGGGTATGGAGCAGATTGAAAAATGTGCTTAACACAAACTGGGGTGCTATCACCCAGTTTATCATTGGTTATAATACACTTCGAGATACCATCCAGAAATGCGCCCAAGCCTATGCCGACATGGAGGAATCCATGGCCAACGTCCGCAAATACACAGGTCAGACCGATGGAGAGGTTCGCCGAATGAACGAAGATTTCAAGCGCATGGACACCCGCACGGCTCGCGAACAGCTCAATGAACTGGCTGGTTCTGCTGGTCGCCTGGGTATTACCAGCAAGGATATGATTGAGGAGTTTGTTGATGGAGCCGACAAGATTAACGTTGCGCTCGGCGATGACTTGGGGGAAGGAGCGGTAGATAAGATTGGCAAACTTGCCCAGATGTTCGGGGAAGATAAGACCAAAGGACTCCGTGGAGCCATGCTTGCCACGGGTTCTGCCATCAATGAACTCGCCCAGAACTCTTCTGCCAATGCCGGATACATCGTTGATTTCACCGCTGACCTTTCCGGTGTAGGCATCCAGGCAGGTATGACACAGGCACAACTGATGGGTCTCGCTTCGGCCCTCGACCAGAACATGCAGGAAGAGGCGACATCATCTACCGTCTTCTCTCAGCTCGTCACCAAGATGTTTCAGGAACCGGCCAAATTTGCCAAGATAGCAGGTATCGAGGTTCAGAAATTCACCAATCTGATGAAGACGAACGCCAACGAGGGACTGATGCAGTTCCTGGGAGCCATGAAGGCTAGAGGTGGCTTCGCAGAGATGGCTCCTATGTTTGAGGAGATGCAACTGAATGGCACTCGTGCCGTTGGCGTTCTCTCTGCGGTAGCTTCGCACTTAGACCAGGTAAGAACTGCCCAGGATCTCGCTGCCCAGTCGTACGCTTCAGGCACAAGTGTTATCAACGAGTTCAATGTCCAAAACAATACGGTGCAGGCTCAGCTTGATAAGGCAAAGCAACGTTTTGAAGACATCACGGTAGAACTGGGCGAGCAGCTCATTCCTGCAACCAGGTACGCCATCTCTACTCTAAGTGTTGGCATACGTGTGTTATCAACATTGATAACTTTTGCGGTTACCCATGCTAAACAGCTCGCTGTTATAGGTTCCGCTATCGCCGTTTGCACAGCTTTATGGTATAAGGAAACTATCGCCATCAAGCTAAAAGCGGCTGCCACCACATACGCTGCTGCCGTAGATAAAGCATATATAGCCACAACAACCCTTCTGCGTGCTGCCATGGTAGCCCTACAGGCATCATGGGCGTATTTAACAAAGGGCGTACAAGGCTATATCGTTGTGATGAGGGCGGCCCGCTTAGCAAGTCTTACTAACCCATGGGCCGCACTCGCCACCGTTCTCACGGTGGTAGGAGTTGCGGTTTATGGAGCTGTCAAAGCTTTTACTTCGTATAATGAAGCTATGCGTAACAGTACGCAGGAAGCAAAGAATAACAGGGCGGTTGCGGAAGCGCAGGCAAGTCTCGCCAAGAAGGTATCTGATGCAACTCTTGATGAACGCAACAAAGTGGACATGCTTAATAAAGTTATCCATTCCAACGCCTACACCGTAGATGAGCGCAGACAAGCTATCGCAGCCATGCAGAAACTGGTTCCTGAGTATCACGCTTCTATATCCAAGGAAGGAAAGCTGTATAATGACAACCAGATTGCAATCCAGAACTATATCAAAGAACTGGAGAACGCGGCGATGGCAGAAGCTATATATGAGCGCAAGGTTGAAATCAATAAAAAGAAACTGGAGCTAAAGCGTAAAGAAAATAGAATACGCTACTCTCTTAAAGCAGTTGATGCCGAGCGCAAGTCACATCCTGAACGATACGAAAGCGAAGCTGTGGCAGACGCATTTACCGGACAGCTCATTGAACAAAATGATGCATTAAAGAGTAATGAGAAGCAAAAGAAGATTCATACACAGAGACTCAAGGAAAACCTGAGCCTGCAACAGCAACTCAATGCTGAAGAGACCTATTATAATACAGAACTCAGAAAGAATGCAGACCTTCGGAAACTGTATAAAAAGAAAGAGAAAAAGAGTCTCCAAGGCACAGGTGCAGGAACGAACAAAACAACGGGTTCCTCTGGTCATTACACCACTGAGAAGGAGAGAAAAGCTGAAGAGAAGGAAAGAAAGAAGCGTGAAGCTGCCGCCCGCAAAGCAGAAACCAAACGCAAGGCTGCCCTCAAAAAAGAGCTTGATGATGCCAAGAAAAGTACCGAGGCTCAGCAGTTGGAAGCTACAACCCTCTACTCTACCGGTCAGATTCGCCTGGCAGAATACAATGACCGCATGGCGAAGATTAAGGCGCAGGGACTTCAGCAGCGCATGGACATCCTTCGCAAATACGGCGAAGCTGAAAGTGAGGAGTATAAACGTCTGAATGCCCAGAAAGAGAAGGTCTCTGCCGATTATGAGCGCAAGCAGACGCAAGACCTCCAGGAACTGGAGTATGACCGACAGGTGGCGGAGCAGGCCATCACTGCTGAATATTACAACAAAGACTCCGACCTCTATCATAACGAGAGTGCAACCAATGAGGCCCTCTTCCAGCTCGATCAGACTTTCCTCAAAGAGAAGCAGGCACTCTACCTGAAGTCCTCTGATGAGTACTGGCAGATAGCCAGAGAGATTGAGCGTAGCCAGCAGCAGCACCAGTATGATCGTCAGAAGCAATACGATGATACGCTGATGCAACTCAAGCAGGAATATCTCACCCTCAGCAACGAACAGCAGATGGAACTGGAGCTTGCAGGACTGGACGAGGTTCATAAGGCTAAATTGGTAAGCGAGGAAGAATATCAGCGCATGAAGATGGGCATCGCTAACAAGTATGCATCATACAAGCCGGACGCTAAGGACCAGGCGAGAACAGATGCAAACACCGCTCTCGATACCGCCAAGAAGATGACAAGGCAGAGCGATGACCGTAGCGGTTCGCTCGGATCTGATAATCTCGCCACCATTGCCGGAGGCGCCATTGCCGCCATTCAACAGCAGAAGATGGTCAATGACAATCTTCAGAAGCTTCGCGAGGAGGATAAAATCAGCGAACAGGCTTATCAGGATGCCAAGAAGCAGATGAATCAGGAAACTTATCAGGAGATAGCTGCCGTCGCAGGCGCAGCCTTCAGTAGTATCAGCAGCATGATGGGAGCAGCTTCAGCCTACTCGCAGGCATGCTCCGACCTGGAGGTGGCCAAGATTCAGGCGAACTACGATAAGCAGATTTCTGCGGCTGGCAATAATTCGGCCAAGAAGAAGCGACTGGAGGCGAAACGAGACAAGGAAATTTCTGCGGCAAAGACCAAAGCCAACAAGAAGGCGATGAAGATAGAGATTGCCCAGGCAGTCGCTTCCACCGCCATGTCGGCAATCAACGCCTACTCTTCAGCAGCAGCCATACCTACCGTGGGTTATATCATCGCCCCTATAGCCGCCGGACTCGCAACTGCTGCCGGTATGCTCCAGATAGCGACCATTAAAAAGCAGCATCAGGCGGAGGCAGCCGGATATTACGAGGGCGGTTTTACGGGTCCTGGCCATTATAAGAAGGAGGCTGGCGTGGTCCATGCAGGCGAATTCGTGGCAAATCATAACGCCGTGAATAACCCTCAGCTTCTTCCTGCACTTCAGCTCATCGATGCCGCCCAGCGTAATAATACCGTAGCATCGCTCACAGCTCAAGACGTAAGCCGTGCCATGGGAACAGGAGGCGCTGCAGTTGTAGCCCCAGTTGTAAATGTCAATAACGACAACGGGCAGATGGGAGCGTCTCTCGATAACGTAAGTTCTACCATCAACAGACTCAACGAACAGCTCAACCTCGGCATCAAGTCGTACATGGTATTTACGGGTCCCGATGGCTTCGACCGCAAATGGAGTCAATTTCAAAAGATGAAATCTAACAAATAAGTTTATGATTACATGCATTATTAATGGCATGGCAGCCTTCCCGGCTGCCAGCCAATCTATCAAGATTACATACGGCAACCAGTACGTTACCGATGACGGTGAATATTCCTACGACATCAACTTCCCGATGTCGATCATGAATAACCGAAGAGTCTTCCACAACGTGAGCCGCTTCGATGTATCCAAGGTCACCCAGAAGTTTGACGACTGCAAACTGTACGTGAGCGGTCGCCTGATTCTATCGGGAGTGGGAACCGTCATCAGTGTAACGGAGTCGGAGATAAAGCTTCAGATAGTGGGCGGAAAATCCCGCATCAAATACAATGACAGGATGACCAAGCATTATATCGATGAGATCCCATTCGGCACGGCAGACAAACCTGGCTATACTATTGATAAAGGTTGGTCTCAGGGATTTAAAAACCTTCAAAAGATTAATGACATCTACAGGCTGAATGAAGATAAGTCAGAGTTCTTGGGAGTGGAGGGAAAATGGTGTTTCATGCCAGTAAGAGACGAAACGAACGACCTTATCGCCAATTTCGTTGGAGTGGATAGAACCAAGCAGTTCATCGGCTACAATGCGCCATTTATCATGAACCTGGCAGTTCAGCCAAACCTGATGTATGTCTTCCGCAAAGTGATAGAATATGAAGGATACGTCCTCAAGCGCAACGACTTCGACTGCAAGCCGTGGAACCTCTTATATGTCGCTTCAGCTTACAAGACCCGTGAGCTTCGCAAGGCGCTTCCTCATTGGTCCAGCTATACCTTTATCGAAGAATTCCGGAAGCTCTTCAATGCCACTATCGTTTTTGACGATATCAGGAAGACCTGTTCTGCTATCAACGCTTCAGAACTGTCAACTGCGGATTCCGTAGAGATTGAGCCTTTGGATGAATATACAACAGACTACGATGAAGATGGATCCTTCTCCACGTCATCTACAGCAAACCTGGAATATAATCTTGGAGATTCCGCCAATAGAGACAACTACGAGGTTATCTCGAAAAAGGTTTTTGATAGTTTTGAAACTGTTCATAGCACAGAGTTAATGGGTTCAGATAGACAGTTTGCTTCTACAACGCTGTCATGGTCCGAAAAGCAGAAACGGCAGACCATCATCGAGAATTTCGGCAACTACTATATATACATGGAAGATGGAAACGGGAACAAAAGCTGGAAACCTTCTGGCATCTGGTCTCCACTAATCAGAGATAGTTCGTCTGAAGATTATGTTGATCTGAATATTTCTCCTGCTGCACAAGTAGTGGAAAATATTAATTTCAAGTCGGGATTACTAGAAGACAATTACTACGAGAGGCGATGTCTTCTGTCTATTCCCAATGGAAAGGAATCAGATTCCAAGGAGTGTGATATCGACGAAGATGGCTATAGCTATACATCCGTACAGGATGCGCTCGATGACGAATCCACACTCGACAACTCAGAGGATGAGCAGGAATGCATGAATATATTCTTCATCCTTCCAGGCAGAGTACAATCTACAGACGGTTCAACCACAAAACTCTCTTGGGTTGGGGAAAAGTCCAGATGGCCGCAGTTCTTAACCGACTATCGTATAAATACGGGATTCAGACTCGGCATCGCTCATTTCGATGATACTTATTTCTCGCTATCACTCTGTATGAAAGGCGGAATAGGCGCAACTGTCTTGGGAACCTTGCATGATAACGGTCTCAAAATAGACAACAAAAACTGCCTTCAGGTAAAGTTTAAAAGTGATGTCATCCCCGATCCGTCCAGAACATACATCATCCATAACAAGAAATTTGTATGTGAAAAAATAGAGATGGATGTCAAGGATGACCAGATAGACAAAATCTATGTAGGATATTTCTATATGATGTCGTAATCTCCGAGGAGACTAAAGCCCACCTTTAAAGTGCTTAGTCTCCTCGTTTACTTTCATCTGGTTCTTGATATATCGGTTGGTCACCGATATATCAGAATGTCTCGCCTGGTCTTTGGCTACAACAATTCCCTGTGCATTGGCAAGATCTCTGATACCGGTATCCTTCAGGCTGTAGAACTGGTACTCTTTCGGGAATTTTAAAGCGGTTCGCACCTTGCCCCACTCTACTCTTATCTGGTTGTAGGCTGCACGGGTCTCACCTGGTTTCAGACTCTTCCCGAAGATGTAGCAATGGCTAGGATGCTCGAATATCTTCAGCTCTATCATCAGCTTCAGTATTTCATCATTCAACGCCACCATGCCATCCTTGCGGTTTTTGCTGATGGCAGAACTGATAAATACCGTCTGGTCCTTGATGGAAACGTCACCAATCTTTATCTGAGTCAACTCATTCGGACGGATAAAAGTATAATACTCAAAGAGGCAGGCCAGCAGAAAGTGTTTGTTGGTATCATACAGATATTCCTTCAACCTCTTCAGTGCCCCATCGGTCAGTGGATCTCTGAACTTCTCCGTCTGCGCAATGTTGCGAATATCAATGGCTGGATTCTCCGAGATATACTTTCTATCCATCAGCCAGGTTCCGAAGGAAACAAACCATGAACGGTAATTGTTCCTGGTCGTAGCTGACACATCACGGTCGTACATCAGATGATCCAGGAAGTCGATGGCGAAAGCTCTGTCTATCTGGTAGGCGTATTTGATGTTCTTGCACTCCTGGATAAACGACTCGAGCATTTTAAGGCGACTGAGGTAATCGATAGAGGTCTTTCCCTTCATCGACTTTTTATCAGTCATCGCCTTAATATAATCACGATATCTACTGAAGATAATTGGTATTTCCGTGAATTGGCGTGACTTGTCAACATTCACCCAAGGATTCCATCCAGCCGTCAGTTTTGCGGTGATATTATGGATAAGGAGACTGCCCATCATGCGCTTTTTCTGATCTGTCTTATACTTGTTGAGCATATATTTCTTGCGCTTCATTACGCCAGAAACAGGGTCGTGGGCATAAAAATCTACATACCAGTTGTTGCCCTTGGTATGCATAACCGGAAGCGTGAATCCTAACATTTCACGCGAGCTGAGAAAATCAATTTCTGATGCATTCATTTTTTTTCATTGTCCGTTTTGCTGGCCAATGATATTATACTTCTGAAATGTCAATTCCGTCCTAGTTAAAAACGGAAAATCGGATAAGATGTTGTTGACCAACTTCTTACCCGATATTAGTTGCGGCGGCAGGACTCGAACATGCGACCTCCAGGTTATGAGCCTGGCGAGCTACCAACTGCTCCACACCGCGATATTATCAACTCATTTCTGAATTGCGAGTGCAAAGGTACAACATTTTTCGATAACAACCAAATATTTATAGCAAAAAGTTATTGTTTTAACTATATTTTAACACTTAAGGGTGAAATATGCCCCAAAAGAGGAGTAAAACAGAGAAATTACTGATAAAAGAGAAAAATAAGAGGAAAATCGAGTAGGAGGTAAACACTAATCATAGGTGTTTATCTCCTATTTTCGTGT